AAACTCTTCTTCTGTTTGAGTTACAAGAGAAATATTAGGGACAACATAAAGCATTCTTTTTATTAATCCCTTGTCTAAAAGATAACGAAATAACAAAAATGCCATAAGTGTTTTACCACCCGATGTTGAAATTTCTTCAGTACAAAAACGATATTTTAGAATTCTCGAGACTCCTTCAATTTGATAATCTCTTGGTTGTTTTTCTGATTCTTCAAAATATGTATTTACCCATTCTATAAATTCAGATTCATCATAATCTTTATCAAATAGGTGTTCTACACCATCAATCTCAAGTTGAAAGAAAAAATGTTTAGCTAATTTTTGAACTTCACTCCAAAGTCCAATTGGAATACGACCATAACGATCTATAAATTTCGTGTCAAATGACTTTGGACGTGTGCTTGACCTATCACGTATTGCAGCCCAATTAACTACCTTTTTTGTAAAAGAATGCTCAAGCTGTTCATATTCAGTTTGTGTAGACTCAACTACAACTAAAAATTTACGTGAATCATCAATTTTTAATTTCATTAATGTTTAATTCATTTTATTCATTATAAACCGGCTCATACGTTTTTTCAAATATGTCAGGCTTACAGGGATATATTTCTCCGTTAATTCCTCGAATTATGTAATCTGTAAGTTCTGCTCTCATTACGCCTTCAAGTGTTTTAATGAACAGGGCATCTTCAGCAATGATAATTTTATCATTCGTTAATTCAAGTATCCACTCAGGTTTTTTAGAGTCATCTGTTTCTAATACAATAGAAGCCAATACTGCTTCAATCACTATAGGTTTCTTTCTAAATTTTGCCATAATTTTTAAATTTTAAATATAAATTTCTTTTATTTTTAATTTTAACGTTTTTATAATTAATTAATTATAAAGTATGGTTTATCTAATTTTTTAGTTTTGTTCACAGTATCCATTGTCCCATTAGACTGATGCCCCTCAGGAATAAAAGCAAATAATATAGTGCATTCCTCGGCAATAAAACTGTTTCTTTCAAAATAATTTTTAACGTTATAAGGCTTTCCGTAAAACTCTTTAGGCTTTCCTGAATATTCGTTCATTTGTTCATGCGCAGGATTATATTCGATATACTTTAGTCCTTTGTTTAATGCAACAAGTTTTCCAAGTGTATCAGCCCCAATTGCTCCACCACTTATAACGCATAAGTTTTCTGCCCCGTATTTTTTAATACACTTATTAACAACCTCTTCAACCTTTGAATAATTGTGATATTTTCTTGAACCTACTATTCCTATTTTTATCATCTTATTTTCCTCTCATTATTTGTTCAATTTCAACACGTCTTGGAACAGCATATACTATGTTATCTAACGTTCCAATTGTTTTTTCGATAAAACGGGCATGGTTCTGCATTATTTCACGTTTTTCGACCATATCTGCTAAATCTACAAGAATTCTATTGTGTTTTGCGCCTTCACTGGAATAACGAACCTGAGATTTAAACATATAGAAATCATTTCGTTCAGCATATGCAGCATTATATCTTTTATTCATTCCAATAAGCAATGACATAAGATAATGATAGTACTCGACTGCACGTTGTCTTTCAGTGTACAAAGTTGTCATTAAACTCGGAAGTTCAACAAGCTTATTCATCTTTGAAGACAATTCTGCAACCTTAGCGTCCCATTCCTTACGCTCTCTAGCAAATCTTTCCTCAAGAGTTTCTTCATTTTTTAAATTTGGGTGTAATATATCATTTTCCATTTTTTAAAACAACCGTGTAGACATATCGGTAACTTTTCTTCTATTTTTAGGTTTTATTATTTTTATATTGTTTTTCTGTTTATCGGGTTTTAATTTTATATTAACATTAAGCAGTGGAATTTCCTCTTGCTCATCGAACATAAAATTAAGTTTTATACTAGGGTCTTTTTTCATTTTCTTTTATATTTTAGGGTATATAATATGTATTGATCGAGTCCATGATATAATTGAACATTTTATCTGAGAATTTAACACCATATTTTTTTGCTATTCGTAGCCCTTCAATCCATGCCTGAGATTCAATTAGCATATTATTTTCATTAACCAATTTTTCAAAACTTTCTTTTATAAGCGTATGTCCCATTTCATGAAAAAATGATGCAATCTTTAAATCTTTATCATCGAAAATTCCCAAGATTATATCTTCATTATCAATAACATATGCGTTGTTTTTTAAATTTTTCTTATCTATATCATATTTTTCAGCAACTCTGCCTATATTATTTTTATTTACATGAACAACATTAAGACCATAATCTTTAGCTATTTTTCTTGTATCCATTTTGACTTTCTCTTTTTATTTATATATCGATAATGTCAAAAGAATCATTTGAAAAATATTCATTAAAATTAGGTATTATTATATTGTTATCTCGCATCCAAATTAACGCATCATTCAAATCCCATTTTTTTCTATAAGGAAGTCCATATTCTTGTTTAAACTTTGTCCAAAGAAACACTTCTTCGCCTTCATTTATTTTTTCAATGCTTGCTTCTTTACCATCAGGATCATCATCAAACCAATATCTCATAGGAATTTCTATAGGAAAATGCTTATGTACACCTGTACTAGCAATTGAGTTCTTAAATAAGAAAGCATCTAAGGGTCCCTCGAATAACGTGATAGGTCTTGAATAATTTAATAGAGTTATATTAAATATCTGAGAAAGTGCATCTAGATGTTCAGGAAGTGTTCTGGTGTCTTTTTTAAACAATTCATATAGTTTACTTAATGTATAAGTAAAATACCTGCTGTTTCCGTTAAATGTTCTTTTTTGAACACCTATTATTTTTCCTTCTGGAGTTAAATTTAAAATGACTAAATAATTTTCTCTTGGATTATACATGAATTTCTTTTCATCATACTGAAGTCTATTAACTAACCATGGCCAAACAGAAGATCCTTTTACTTCAACAAGCCCAAATGATTTTAGAAATTCCTGTCTATCAATAGCATACTTATTAATAACACCCATGTCTAAAAACGCAGACATGTCATATTTAAAGTTTGATGAATATGAAAAATCTTGTATATTACTTATAATATAATTTATAACACTTAAGTCAAGATTTATCTGATAATCTTTGAAAAAATTATCAATTCTTTTAAATTCTCCACAATTATGACATTTAAAAAAATTAGCATGTTTTCCCGATAAGATAAAATTGCCTCTTTTCTTATAATCACTTTTCATGCTATCTCCACAATAAGGACACGCAAACGAAATACGGCCCCTATACGAACGTATCTTAGTTTTTCCGTAATTACCTGGAAATCTTTTCTCAAGAATAGTTTGTAATAAGGTTATAAGACGCTCTTTATATTCTTCGGGAGATACTGTGGCGTCAATGTTAATATTAGAAAGGGAAGAATCGAAATTCAACCCTTTCTTTAAATCAACATTTTCTGCCATAATTACAGATTAAGAAGTTCGTCGTCTAAATTAATAGATAAACCTGTAATATTTTCAGGAGATCCTATATCAGGAAGATTAAGATCTGATAATCCACCCATACCTGCGTCAAGATTCAAATCATCAAGAGATAAGTCTTGCGAAGTGATATTTGAACTACTTTGTGAGGGAGATGAAGGTTTATTGACATTATCTCTCACGTTAGCAAAACCTGTAGATGGAACAACACCTGATACTCCTAAGATAACAGCATTTACGTAATCATGAGTTTCTTGATCCCATTCTTTAAATGCATACTGAGAAAGATCGGGAGAATTTTCCTTAAGAAAATTGAACACTTCTTCTCTTGGAGTATTGTTATTAATAGGAATAGGTTGTCCGTCTTCTTTTCTCGGAATTAAAAGAGGAATTTTCTTATCAAGGAAACGAGATTGATCATAATTGTTATAACCCGCTACCTTATTGATAATAAGTGCAAATGCTTTTCCGTCAAGAAGATCAAATGGCTCATGAGGATCACCCAGCACAGGTTTCTTTTCTGCTTCAATCTTTTCTTGGATCTTTTTTCCAAATTTCCATACAAGAAGTTTTCCTTCTGCTTCTTTATTCTGATCATCTTTTATAACCTGAATAATAGCAGCATACTGGTGTCTTCTACTAAAGATTTCTGCTTTCTTTTGGTCCTGAACAGATTCACTGTTCTTAAATTTCCAATACATATCCTGAAGAGGAGATGGTTGTCCTACAGAAGAGGGACAATCAATGCTTCGTCCACGACTAGTAACAGGATCAACCAACCAACATACCCACTTATCAAATATTGAGTTGTTTGGATCTGGCCACCAAGTAACGAATCTGATGATTGATTTGTAAACGCCGTTTTGTCCTTTATCGGCAGATGGAGAGTATTCCCCAGAAGATTTTGAGCCTTTATCGGCTTCAATGTTTACGTTAGGATGAAATAATGCATCCAAGTCATAATTAGAACTCATAGTAATTTAGTAATTTTAGTTAATAAGTTAAAAAATAATTTAAGTGATTAAAGCGCTTTAGTCATTTACTATAAAATAAAATATATATTCATAGAAGTTCACATAGTTTTAATGCAAAAATTAAAATGTTGTTAAATTTTTTAAATTATTTATTCAGTATTTTTGAATGATCTTTTACGTTTGTTTTAACTGTCTCTTTTTCTTCTTCGGATATATTCACATAATATAATTCTCTACGAGTTTTTCTATCAGGATCACTCATAATTTTATAACGTCTTTCTTGACGTGAAACTACTATAGCATAAATAAGAAGATCTACGACATTTGAAATAAACGCAATAGCAAAAATTGCCATTAACCCCATTGCAATAATAACATCTATATTCATAATTTTAATTTTTTATTTAGTCCAACCTTTAAGTATATTTGGTGAAAAGTTTGCATAGCTAAATTCATATCTATCTACAAGTTTAACAATATTTCCATGCATATCAGATACCGCAAAACCTTCATCTCCAGTTGTAATATATTTTTTACTTCTAGTTTGTAAAAAAGTTTCAAATTTTCCAATATTATTTAATTTTTCAATAAACATATGTTTAACCTTCGTTATCTCTAATATTAAGCTGGTAATATTATAAACCACCTTATTATTCTCAATTAAATTTATAAAATTACTTAATTTTTCTACTAAAATAGCTTTAGAATTTTCAGATTTCTTAACATTAATTTCTTTTTGAAATCTATTTATCAAGAACTCTTTAAATTTATCTATAAATACAGCTGGAGAATCTACTCTAATATTATTTTTTATAAGTGAATTTTGAAAAATAGTAAATAAAGACACAAATTCATTATTATCAAGTATTTTTTGGTACTCGGGATTAAAGATTAATGTTTTAGAAGTTTTATCAATTTTTTCTATAAATTGTTTAAAATATTCGCTTTCTTCTTCAGTAAATGTAACAATTCCCGCAAAAGAAGGAATATATGGATCTGTCATAAAAACTTGAGGAATTTGATTAAGCTCCGCTATTTTTACATTATAATTAGCCTGAATTTTATCAAGGGATTCTCCTGTATATCTTGTATGCCAAACAACTCCAATTTTTGCATCTCCAATTTTTTTACCCATTTCTGAGTTTTTATTAATCTTATATACTATTGTATTAGGATGAAACGAATAATATTCTTTATCTTCAAAAAGTGTAGTTTCATCAAATAAAAAATCTCCTTGCCATATCTGTCCTTTAGGAATTTTTAATTTTGGGACAAATTTAAGCATATATTTAAGTTTAATGGCTAATTCAGGCTTATCTTCATAAAATTTGTCTATATCCTCATTAGTAAACATAATTTTTCGATCTTTTGCGAATAAGCCTTTAACAGCAACACCGGATCTATTTAATCCAGGAAAATTAGACCATACAAATACAGCAGGAGCCCCGTCAAATTTTATAGAAAGTTTAACGTTCTCTTTTTTTGTATGGCCTTGAAGTATATCATATAAATCTGTAAACATATTAATAACCCACTTAAGCCCTTCAACTCCCTTAAGAATAACAAGATCTTCAGCATGTGTCATATGTTTGTTAACAGTAGGCGTTATTGCTTCGTTAACCCATTGGTTAT